AGAGCAACACAAGACCTGCTGACATAACATTGGAGGAGTAAAAATTTAAATGGCTGAGTATAAAGAAATACATGGCACAAAGATTCGGAACTATACGACTAATCCCGATAATCCGATCGTGGGAGAGGTGTGGTATAATGATACTGATAATGTTTTAAAGTTTCAATATCCAGACGCAACAACAGCTGGTTCATGGAGAACTGGAAATAATTTTAATACAACTGGATCTTCTGGTAGAGGAGATGGTACACAAGGAGCTCAAGATGCAGCATTAGCTGTAGCGGGTAATAACGGAGGATATTTTGCAAATGTTGAATCTTATAATGGAACTAACTGGACTGAAGTTAATGATCTAAATACAACTAGAGCATTTACTGCTACATTTGGACTTAATCCAGCAACTATAACTGCAGGAGGATATGGTGGTACAAATGTAGCTAATGTAGAATCTTTTAATGGAACTAATTGGACAGAAGTTAACGATTTAAATGCAGCAAGAAACTCTTTTACAGGAACAGGAGATGCTACATCAGCAATTGTTTTTGGTGGTTCACCTGGTCCAGCAGGAGGAACAGAAGTATGGAATGGAACAAATTGGACTGAAGTAAATAATTTAAATTCAAGTAGATATGGTATAGCAGGTGCTGGAACTGGCACAGAAGCATTAGCTTTTGGAGGATCACCTGAACCAGGGGGTGTAGCTATTACAGAAGCCTGGAATGGAACTAACTGGACTGAAGTAAACGATTTAAACACTGCAAGAGTATATCTTGGAGGTTTAGGATCTAGCGCACCATCTGCAATAGCTATGGGTGGTCTAAGTGGTTCAACTTATAGAGCTCAAACAGAACTTTATAATGGAACTAATTGGACTGAACAAAATGATTTAAGCACTGCAAGATTTCAAGTAAGTGGTAGTGGAACTAGCACTGCTGGAGTAGCCTTTGGCGGAGCAATCCCTGGAGGAAAAACTCAAGCAACAGAAGAATGGACAGGTGCAGGCGCGCCAGTTGGTGCTTGGTCTACTGGTGGAACTATGAATACTGCTAGAAGATATTTTGCAGGAGCAGGAGTTGGAAGTAGTGCAGCAATTGGTTTTGGAGGAACAACAGCTCCTGGTAATAATCAAGTAGCTAATACAGAAAATTACAACGGAACTAATTGGACAGAAGTAAATGATATGGTTACTGCTAGACAGGATCTATCATCTGCATCAGCAGGAACTCAAACTGCATCTTTAGCATTTGGTGGATATCCACATCCTAGTTTTGGCCCAGGTTCAAGATCTATAACAGAGTTATGGAATGGAACAAACTGGACGGAAGTTAACGATTTAAATACAGGAAGACGACTTGGACAAGGTGCTGGAATTTCTACAGCTGCATTAATGTTTGGTGGTGCTACAGCCCCTGCAGTAACAGCAGTAACAGAAACTTGGAATGGAACTAATTGGACGGAAGTAAACGATATGAATTTAGCAAGACAACATATGGGCGGTTTTGGAGCCACAAACACAGCCGCTTTAGGATTTGGTGGAGAATCATCTTATCCTCCTTATGATAATGAAACAGAATCTTGGAATGGAACGAATTGGACTGAACTTAATAATTTAAATGTAGAAAAAGCTTATTTAGGAGGTTTTGGTGAATATACATCAGGTTTATGTGTAGGAGGTATTCTTGGGCCTGGATCAAACACAGCTACAGTCGAAGATTGGAATGGTGTTAGTTGGGTAGAAATTGCAGATTTAAGCACTGCAAGATTTTCAATGGGTAACTCAGGTTTAACTCCCGCTGGAGCTGTATTTGGCGGAGGAACTCCACCAGCAACAGGTGCAACAGAAGAGTGGAATGGTTCAACAAACGTAACTAAAACAATAGACACGGATTAATTATGACAACATACAAAGAAATTAAAGGAACACAAATTGAAGCGGTAGCAACCGATCCATCAAATCCTGTTGAAGGACAAGTTTGGTATAATACAACTTCTAATTCTTTAAAAGGTTTAGGAGTTTCAACAGCTGCTTTTGCTAGTGGTGGAAATACAAATTTAGCAAGACATAGTATGGGAGGAACAGCAGCTAATACAACTAGTGCACTTATATTTCTTGGAAGAGCAGAACCTCCACTTCCAAAAACTGCTAATACAGAATCTTATAATGGATCTAGTTGGACTGAAGTAAATAACTTAGGAACTGCAAGATATGGTGCAGGTTCAGCAGGTGAAAGTAATACATCTGCTCTAGGAATTGCTGGGTATATTACTGGAGGCGGAGGAAATTTTGGAGGGACAGAGTCATGGAATGGAACAAACTGGACAGAAGTAAACGATGTAAATACTGCAAGAAGAAATGGACCAGGTGCTGGTACTCAAACGTCAGCATTATATCTTATGGCATACCCTAGTCCAAGTTATGTAGAATCTTGGAATGGAACTAACTGGACTGAAATAACAGATATAAATAATGCAAGAAATGATGCCTTCGCAATAGGCACTAGTAATACAGCAGTTTTAGCTTGCGGTGGATCAGTTCCTGGATCACCTGGAAAATCAGCTCAGGTAGAACAATGGAATGGATCTAACTGGACTGAAGTGAATGATTTAAATACAGCTAGAAGCAGAGCAAATTGTGGAGGGACATATACAGATGGTGTTGTTTTTGGAGGATATGCATCTACAGAATCTGCTGCAGCAGAAACTTGGAATGGAACTAATTGGACAACTTCTGCAGCAACTTTGTCAGCAGCACGTTCTAGAATGGAGAGTGGACCAATGGGAACTTCAACATCAGCAATCGCTGCAGGAGGAACTCCTGTAAACGGAACTACTGCAACAGAAGAATGGTCAGGCGCTGCTCCAGTAACAAAAACATTTACGACTTCTTAAGACTTGTAATATATTTTATATAATATATATTAGTCTTAACTATAAAGGATAAAGCTATGAAAAAAGACGTTAAAGAAATAATACAAGGTGAAGAACCACATTTAAATAATCTATTAACACAAGAAGATCTGTCATCGTTTAAAGGTATGGTGGACGAACTTCGTGACACATGGACCAAGAAACAAATGTTCCGAACAGAAACAGAAGCAAGATTTTCTGTATTGCAAGATAATAGATACCCAACTAAAGCTGCAAAATATTGGCAGTGTGTTAGAGAACAATCATCATACTTAGATAACTTAATGACATTGTCATTTGATTATAGAAGAAACGAAGCAAAGATTAAATGGTTAGAAGGTAAAGTTGAAAAAGAAGAAGATGAATATAAACAAACTAAATACAAAATAGATTTAGATGAAGCTAGATTTGCAAAAGCCTCTATGGAAAAAGTTGCAAAGCATAGAATGCGTGAAATTAAAATGTGGTCTAAATTAAAAGGTGAATTTAATGATGGATCATTTAATGACAAAGATGTTAACCAACATCAATTAGAATCATACGGATTACAATATCACGAGAAAGCAAAAACTTTAAATAAAAACTCATCAGAAGCAGAAGTCTTTAATGTAATGGGTCAATTACAATCATTACAAAGAATTAAAAAATCAGGTGAATTAGAACAAAGTTATGAAAAGAAAGATCAAATAACTCAACATGGAAAACAAAAAACGTAAGTTATTTTTTTTAGTTGCACTACCTAGATCTGGAAATACTTTATTTGCAAGTATTATAAATCAAAATCCAAATATAGTTGCAACTGCTAATTCTGTAACCTTAGAAATAATAAAAAATATTTATCTGATAAAGACAACAGATACTTTTCAAAACTTTCCTGATTACAAATCTTTAGATAACATATTAGATAATGTATATAATTTATATTATAAAGACTGGCCTCAACAAATAATTATTGATCGAGGTCCTGTAATGTTAAGTGGCAATCCTGGAAATTTTGAATTAATACAGAAACATTTTAAACCTGGTTTTAAATGTATTGTTTTACTTAGAAATTTAATGGATGTGTTAGCTAGTTATATGCAATGGTATACTGAAAACCCTGATTCATTTGTAAATAAATTAGGAAATACAGATGAAGAAAAATTATTACAATTAATGACAAATGAAGGTGCTATTGTAAAAGAAATTAAATCTATTCAAAATTCATATAATTATCCTAATCTATGTCATCATGTACGATATGATGATATGGTTTCAAACCCTGAACAAGAGTTTAGAAAAATTTATAATTTTATAGATGAACCTTATTTTAATCATAGATTTGATAATTTAGATCAAGTAAAAATAAATGGTCTATCGTATGATGATAAAGTAGTGGGTAATAATATGCATAAACTATTTGATGGACCTGTTAGAAAAGTATATAACCCTTACATAGAAAAAATACCAAAAAGTATTAAAGAAAGATATGGACACATTGAAATTTGATTTTATATTTTTAGGTCAATCGATTTTAAAATATCAGGTTCCTTTAGATATATTTAATTCTATTAATTATATTTATGAATCTAACTTTCATAATCTTGCACCTGCTAATAAACAGTTAGTAGGTAAAATAGAGAATGAACATTCCTTATTTTATCATGGTGAAGATCAAACTAAGATGAAGAACCACAACATGTTGCCAAAAGATATAACAAATTATCTTATGTCAATATTCAAACATTATTTAGCATTTAATAAAATAAGAGAGTACGACACACATTTAAATTCTGTTTGGGTTAATGAAATGAAACAACACGAATATAATCCTGCCCATATTCATAGAGGCATGTTATTTACTGGTTTATCTAGTGTTATGATTTTAAAATTACCATCAACATATGGTAGAGAATATTCAAATGATGAAGTACCACAAAACGGTAGACTACAAATATTGGGTGCAGCTAATGGTCAATTTGCAAAAATAGATTATCAGCCACCTATGGATCTTAGAGACTTTTATGTATTTCCCTATGATATGAGACATTGCGTATATCCGTTTAATGGAACTAATGAAGTAAGAAGAACTCTTGCTGCAAACTGTGATGTACAATTTGATCCAATAAAAAATAGAGGTGCTGTATAATGGATAAACAATATTATATAGATAACCACATAGGTATATTTAAAAACTTTTTACCCGATAGAATAATAGATCAATACATAAATTATTTTAATAAATGCGAACAACAAGGTGCAGTTTATCCTCGAAAAGAAGATGAAATATTAGTCTCAGATAATTCAATAGATACTATAAGAACATTAAATGTTGCATTAACTTATACTAACGAACCTTTTATAGATTTGTTTTTTAAAGATGTATATCCATTATACACGCAAAAATATTCTCACTTAAAAAAAATAGACACACATAATATACTTGAGGTTAAGATACAGAAAACTAAAATTGGTGAAGGTTATCATACCTGGCATTGTGAAAACGCTGGAATGAAATCAAGAAACAGAATATTAGCTTTTATGGTTTATCTTAATGATGTAACTGAAGGTGGAGAAACAGAATTTTTATATCAAAAGTGTAGATTTAAACCAGAAAAAAACACTATGTTAATTTGGCCTTCACAATTTACACATGTTCACAGAGGAAACCCACCTTTGTCAAATGATAAATACATAATAACGGGATGGATAGAATACGGATATTAATATGATAACAGAACCACGATGGAAATCTTATATTGTAGAAACAACTAAACCTCTTTTTACACCTGAACAATGTAAAATGATTATTCAAGCTGGACGTTCTGAACCTCGAAACGATGCTGAAGTTGGAAGTGGTAAAGGAATTAAAGGTGGTCAAATAGATACTAAAACAAGAACCTCACATATCAGTTGGATACCATTTAAAAAAATGATCAACATGTATAAAGATATAGAAACTTTTATGAAAACTACTAATGGAAATCATTTTGGTTTTGATGGAATGACTATAAGTGAAATGGCACAATACACAGAATATCCAGAAGGAGGATTTTATGATTGGCATGTAGATAATGATGTTAATTGTCAACACGAACCACCTGTAAGAAAAATATCTATGACTTGTTTACTTTCTCCTGAGTCAGAGTTTGAAGGAGGAGATTTAGAATTAATAACTGAAGATAGAGTTGCAAAGTTAAAACAGGGACACGCAGTATTTTTTGCGTCGTTTATTAGACACAGAGTTAAGCCTGTTATACGTGGCAACAGAAAATCTTTAGTTATGTGGTTTGGAGGCACACCTTTTAAATAATGATTAAAGCTGCATACTTTCCAACTATCATATATGCTAAAGATGTTAATCTAGATAATAGACTTTTTGAAAGAGAAGTTCTTGCCTGGGCCAATAAAGACAAAGGTGTAAAAAGAACTAATATGAATGGTTGGCATAGCACAACTAATATGCATCAAATACCAGTGTTCAAACCATTAGTTGATGAATTATTTAAAATGCAAAGTGAAGTATTTCAAGAAGAGTGGTTAGATAGTGAACCTATAATTGGTAATATGTGGGCTAATATAAATCCACCTGGTGGATATAACAGACCACATCTACATCCAAACTCTCATTTTAGTGGTGTATATTATATTAAAGCACCTAAGAACTCTGGACAAATAGTGTTTAATGAACCAAGGTCCACAGCACATATGGTTATGCCGAGAAGAAAAGAAGGAGAACCACCGTCACATTTATGGAGAGAAGTTAGAGTTGATCCGTTAGAAGGTAGAATAATTATATTTCCAGCATGGCTTTGGCATTGTGTTGAACCAAACTTAAGTAATGATATAAGAATATCTGTATCATTTAATTTTATACAGAAAGGATTTAATGTTTAAAGATCACAAATATCAAGTAATTAAAAAAGCATTATCATATGATATGGCTAATTTTATATTTAACTATTTCTTACTAAAAAGAGATGCAACAAGATTTATGTATGAAAATAACCTACACTCACAGTCTCCGATACTTGGAACATGGACCGATGAACAAATACCAAATACATTTTCTTGTTACGGTGATTTTGTAATGGACACATTATTAGTTAAGATGTTACCTGTAATGAAAGAACATACAGGACTAGATCTTATTCCAACATATTCTTATTCTAGAGCTTACAAAAAAGGTGATTGTTTACACAGACACAAAGATAGACCTAGTTGTGAAATATCTACTACACTTAATCTTGGTGGAGATCCTTGGCCTATATTTATAGATGGCACAGGGGCAGATAATGTTGTTAATGAAAGACAAAATATTGTAAAACCCAACGCTCCAA